TTGACCGTCTCCAGCATCGGCGGCAGTTCAATTGCCTTCCTGTTTACCCCGCCATACTCGACCTGCAGCTTGGTAGCGTCCAGGGCAAGCTTGGCATTCTCAATGACCTTTCCTGCCACATCACTGATTGCCTTGGCTCTGTTGATCTCATTGTTCAGTGCATCTTCTTTGAGCTCTTCGTCACCGAGTCTTTCCAATTCAGCAAACAGGTGGTCATTTAAATCTGTGATTTTATTTTTCATGTTCTCTCCTAAAACAATGTGAGCTGTGATTTCTGCTGCAGGTGCATCTTCAGAATGTTTATCAGCTTTTCCTTTGTGAGATGGTCACGCTTGTTGTAGAGCATCTCCGGACCGGTTTCATTCGCCCATATGTCCAGGTAGTACCAGTCTCTGTCGATGGCACCTATGATGTATACGACAGGTTTGCCGTATTTTCTGATTTCATATCCACCAGGTGCTCCGCAGTTCGCCAGTACCCTGAATTCACCTTTGAACAGTCCTTCCAGTTCCGATGCAAGCGCTGCACCTTCTTCCCTGGCTTTCTGTTTCCAGTCTTCAATCAGTTCATCAGTGGTCATGATGTTTCCTCTCTTCATAATCCTTCATTGCCTGCCGGTACCCATCTTCGTAGGAATCTCCCGACAGCATGGCAACCATGCCGACAGTGATAATTGTTCCCAGGATGACTCCGAATAAAAATGCCATCATTGTTCTTTCCCTTCTAATAGATCACTGTGCATTGGATTTCTGGATGGTCATACCAGTCATCAACACCGATGACATTACCATCTACCGTGAATCGGTCCATATCATCAACCGCCCCCTGGTCTTCTTTGTTGCCGTTGTATTCACTGACACTTCCGTCTGTTCTGAAATAAACATCTGTATCTGGAGGATAGGCGGTTAATTCTTTTATCAGTTCGTATACCTTCATGGCTCTTTCCTTTCTGCCGCCCAACAATACCCGTATTCCTGTGTACTATGGACATAGCCAAGTGTTTCATCAGCGTATCTGTCACAACATTCATCCTCATAATGCTTGCAGTCTTTGCACCGCACAACCGGAACGGCATCTACTGTTGGCTCTGCATTAATAACACCACTTACCCCATATCTTTCTACAAGGTCAAACAGTGGGTCTTCTTGCATTCTCTTCAGCAGTGCATCCGCATCAATCAATCTCATGTATCTTTCCTCTCTGCCCACGCACAGAAACTGTCTTCTGCCCATTTATTACCTGTTTCGTAAAAATGAAGTCTTGTGTTGATTAACTGGCATTCTTCGTTAGATTTCAAATAGTACTTGCAGTCCTTACACCGGACCACTTTGACAATGTTGCCTTTTGCCAGGTCTTCTTCGATGTCATCCCATTCGATTCTGACTGGTACTTCCAAAACCATTGTTCAACACCTCTCTGACTTTCGATTCCGACAGACCTTCCTCTGCAGCGATCTTACTCACCGGCCAGTTCGCATTGTGCAGCGCCCGGATCTTTCCGGCATCGATGATTCTTCTGTGCCGGTCATAGACCTTGGCCGCCCTCAGCTTCTGAATCACATAATCGGTGGTCTTGTATCCAAGAGCTGAACGGATCTCTTCCGGTTCCATTCCGCTCAGGTACATGCTGACCATCTCGTTTACAGATGCCTTTGCGATTTTCATTCATACTCCTCGATGTATTCGTGATAGAGATCTCCCCAATCAACTCCGCCATGTACGGCGAGTCCTGCACACTCCAGTGGGGTGAGGGACAAAAGAACTTTTTCAACCTTGTTGAATGCGATCTGTCGTGCTTCCTCGAAGCAGTCCGGGCAGTAGGCTTCATAGTCCACGAAGACCGGCTCTGCCAGTTCAGTCTGTTCAATGGTTTCCGGGTTTTCACACAGCAGTTCACCGCATTTACAGCATCTAATCAGCATCGTCATCCATCTCCAGTCTGTCCCACAGATCGAGGTTGTTGACCGCTTCACGGATCTGAGAAACGGTAATCATCATTCCGAACTTCTGCTTGTTGTGCTTTTCGCAGATGACCTGGATATCTTCCGGAGTGACCTTCTGCATAGTGATTGTGTTTCCGGCTTCCCGGAATGTGGCTCTCAAAGAGTGCAATGTCTTATTCATTATTTATTTCCTTCTTTCTGAATATTTTTGCGTGATACCCATGTGTATCCGGGTCACGCTCGATTACAATGTCGACCGGATATCCGAGACGCTCCTCACATTTCCTTTCAAGGTACTTCTGTGTTTCCTTGTATGAGCGCATCTTCGGCAGTGCCACGATGCCCTTGTACTTCTTGTCACACAGGATCCGTACCGCATATCCGACTGTGGCTTCCAGCTTCTTTGTGGTGAACGGGTCTCCACCCTGCATCTCCGGCGGAAGCTTCTTTTCATCATTGGTTATCCATACGGCAATCTTGTTGGTCGTCTGATTTTTCTTCCTGCCGACCATGTATCCCGTCCAGTCAAATGTCTCATCAGTCTTCATCAAGTACTGGACCTGTTGCCGTACCTTTTCGGCATCCTTTGTTGTCGGCAGATATCGGTATGATGTTCCGGCCTTCTTGGCTGTCTCGATCAGTACATTGGTGATGTATGACCGGTATGCTTCAGTAGGTTCCCGGTTCCGGCTCATAATGTCTTCGCTTCTTTCCAGATCTCTTCAGCGATTCTGCTTTCACCGATGCTGTATCCGAAGCAGTCATACTTGGCTTTGTATTCATAGTGGATGATGTCGGCAAATCCTACTTCAATCTCTCCACCCGTGAATTCAGCAATCGTATTCAGAACTTCTTTGATGCAGACCTTCAGATAGCTTTTGGATCCGAAATCCAGTCTGTATACCCTGGCATATTCGCCGTCCTGAATCAGTTTCCAGTTGTTCTTGTCGGCGACATATTCCTTCGCCATCTTCTGTGTCATCTTCATAAGATTCCAACCACCTTGGCGATGACCGCCATGATCATCATCAGTGCCGCTGTGATACCGGACATGTAATTGATTGCGATGATGTCATCCTTTGTGTATGTGTCTGTCAGCTTCATCGAGTACTCCCCTTTCTACTTCATCCATATAGGCCCAAGCGATAACGCTCTCGCTATATTCCGGCTTAAGTTCGTCTTCAAGCACTTCGTCATGTTCATTGAACAGACCATATTTGGCTGAATATATTACGGATGAAACATAATAGATGTTTCCTATGGTTTCGTCTCTGTGGAACACCAGAACCTTGCAAGAGTGATCTGGCTTTTCCGGCATGTAATGTAATTTGATTTCCATTTAATTTCCTTCTTGCTGTTTCTTCAGCGTGTTCAGATTGACTCCGGCTGCCCAGCAGACTGATGTCAGTCTTGCCTTTTCGCCGTTCTCATAGATCAGTCGCTGGTACATCTCTTCCCTGTCTTTTCTGACTGCAATGTCGTAAATCTTTGACGCCTGTTTGTATCCGATTCCCAGGAGTCTGTGGCATTCTGTCTTTGAGATGTAAGTGCTGTTCAGGATCTGTTCCCTTGTCTTCTGCTTTCTCATACTGTTTCCTTCTTTACCGTTTTGAAAGTCAGTTTCCAAAAAAATAATCGGTGATATGCTCGGCATTGATTTCCAGGAGATCACACCACTTAATGATGTCCCCCTGGGAGAATTCAGAACGACCGTTCAGCTTTGCCGTTACTGACTGTTCAGTAATATCCAAGGCTTCAGCGAATGATTTCTGACTGCCGAACACTTCAACAATTTTTCCTCGGAGCTTGTTGTAAGTCTTCGCCATCCTTTTGAACCTCCTTGTCTATACTTTAATCTTTTGAAAGTACTTCGTCAACAAAAATTTTTAACTTTTTGAAAGATTCTTTTTCATAACTTGAAAGGTTTGCTTTCACCCCATAAAATATAGGTAGAGGTAAAAACATGGAAAAGAATGGGGAGTTCAAAGATAGACTGGTCCAGGCGATCAATTACCGCAGAATGTCGGCGGCTGAATTGAGCAGAAGAACGGGGATATCAGAATCGACAATCTCACAATACAAAAGCGGTTATGCAAAACCTAAAGAGAAAAAGCTTGCCATACTAGCAAACGCTTTGCATGTGTCGCCGACATGGCTGATGGGACTGGATGTGCCAATGGAGCTGGAAGATGAAAAAACAAGAGAACGACTTACCGCCTATGCAAACAAATTAAAACTAAAAATGAATAAATCTTTTGATGAAGGTACGGAAATGCCGGAAGCGTTGGTCGTGGCCTTTGCATACGATGAAGCACCACAGCATATAAAAGATGCCATCAAGGCCATGCTACAGATTAAGGAGGAATAATGCCTGTCTACAAAGATGAGACCAGGGGGACATGGTATGTCAAGATGTCCTCTGTGGATCCTGTTACAAAGAAAAGAAAACAGACTCTTAAAAGAGGATTCAAGAAGAAAGCAGACGCACAGAAATGGGAAGCTGAGAACCGGGTGTCAAAAGACAGCACCGCGGCACCCTTCTCGCAGATGTTCGAGGAGTCCGTCAGATTCCATGGCACTACTGAGGAAACTGCCCTGAAGAAAAGACTGTGGCTGCAGAAGTATTTCCCGATGTATGACACACCAGTCAACAGAATCACAAAGCCACTGTTAATCAACTGGAGAAACTCACTGGAAGATTACGGCTTCACCACCACCTATATAAATGAGGGTATAAGGTTCGTAAAGGGCGTTCTGAGGTACACTTACGATATATATGATATTCCGCCCGTCCATAATGTATTACGCACCTACAGGGCCGAAAAGCCGGATGACGCAAAGATCATATGGGATGTGGATGAATTCCAGCAGTTCATTGATGCAGTGCCGGAAGGATACTACCGGGCATGGTTCACCTTTGTCTATTGGACCGGATGCCGCCGGGGAGAAGCACTGGCGGTCTGCAAGGATGACTTTGACCTGGAAAACAAAACGGTCCACATCTGTAAGCAGAAACGAGATCAGAGCGATGGTTTCCGGAAAGTAAAGACTGGCAGATCAGATCGTGTCATAGCTGTGGATGATGCCACAATGGAATACCTGCTGCCGTATATCCGGGATGCAAACCCGTATGTTTTCGGCGGTACCACCAGTCTGTCGATGTCAGCGGTCCGGGAAAACATGATCAAGGGAATCAAGGCAAGTGGGGTCAAACCCCTCACGCCGCATGGTCTCAGACATTCTCATGCATCAATGTTAATTAACAATAACGTGAATGTCCTTGCCGTCAGCAAGAGACTCGGACACGCAAGTCCCAGTATCACTTTACAAGTGTATGCCCACCTGCTGCAGAAAACAGAGAGCGAAATGCGATTTATCATCAATGATTTGAGAAAAACGGTATCATGAGGGTATCACGAATATAAAAAGTGCCGATAAATAGGCACTTTTTTAATGTCCAATCAGAAAAGCGACATCTATTATTATCTTTCATACTGTTTCATACCCTATCATACATGTTGATAAACTCTCATACTTCGCATAATATTTTTAGGTATTTTTCCTTTTTCGGTATCATTTGGGTATCACAGAATGGAAAAAGCAGACCGGATACTGGCCTGCCTTTTCTCGCCTGAGCGTACATTTGAAGGAAATAATTAATGAAAAAAAGTAAAAGTCAGATGCCAGCAAATCCAGGGGACATAAGGGAAGCATTCCTGACACTATTATCATTGCATAAAAAATGTTTAGAAAGATTACTCTTCTTCGACATTCTCGATATTCTTGATGTCCGTGATGCCGATCACAATACCGGCACTGTTTCCAAAGTGAACATTATTGCCGATGACACATACCACCGGGTGGACCTGTTCATAAATCCACGGAAGATATTCTTTCCCTGAAGCGTCAACGGATCCCTTCTTTATCCGGATGGTCTTTGTGATCTTTGTTTTCTTCTTCGCCATAGTATCTCTCCCTCTTCCATGGGATATAACCATTGGGGATATTGTATGTCCCCTTAATGTATTTCTCCCTGGTCACGATTTTCTTCCCGTTCTCCGAGTATACCCTGACGAGCTTCCCGGACTGAACGTACTCTGCGATGAACATATCTAATTAAATAATATCTGAAACACTGCAGCAGTGATTAGTTATCTCGATAGCCCTGGAGCAAGCCATCATGAACGGCAGTACCCATGTTATATCCCGCTATCCCCTGTTAAATGCGGTTAAATGGCTGTTATTCCCTGTTAAACTCGGTTAAAAATTGCTAAATTCATCTCAAAATTTTCTCACGCTGTGCCATTTTCGTGCCAAAAAAAAGAAACCGTGTTTCCACGGCTCTCCGGCCACGCTATTGTGATCCCAAGGGCGAGTGTCCTTCAAATAAGCATCTGTATTATACCATAGTGCAATAAATCAGAAAATATTGCACTAACGAAGAAAGGCGGTATTATCTACCGCCCTTCAATCCGTCTGGTAAGACACGGCTATGCCTTACATTGGGGTTGTCACCGCCAATATATACATAAACATTATAGCAGATTATTCTTCTTTTGCTTCCGTTTCCCAGTTACATGGATTTTCCATCTGCAACTGACAAGCGACATAATCCAAGTCACCAAACTTTTCAATTTCTCGGAAAACACATTTTCTGCACTGTGTTTTTTCACAGTAGTTCTTTATGGCTTCAACAGCCTTCATCGGCGGTCTGCTCATTCTTCTTCCCTTCCTTTGCTCCATCATACCATAAAAAAAAGACCCCACCGAGGTGAGGTCTGCCGTCAGCATCAATTATAAGGGGAATTTAATTCATTGGTGATGACGGATGATTTGGCTTTGGTACTTGTCACGCACTTTCTTCAGTTCGCTGATTCCGTTGCCATCTATCATGTGGTTGACCACCGCATTCATGGCTTCCATCATGAATAGATCGGTCTCCTTTCTGTGCTCTACTGACTCTTCCAAAGCGTTAATCCTTTTTTCGTGGTCATCCAGTTTGTGGACAGGGGTCAATGCCCATTTAATAAATGCACCGATGGCTGTCAAACCACCGACAAGCCAAAAGAGTTGGCTCATTGAAAATGTGATGTCATTCTGCATTGGTATCACCGCCTTCGTACTTCTCTTTCTTTTCCTTCTCATACTCGGCGATGCTCATTTTGATACATCCGGCAAGGAACACACCGAAGGCACTGATGATAGTGGTAGAAATGGCTGTTCCATCCCAGTTCAGAGCACAGCCGACAACCCCTGTGAAAGCACTCAAACTCGGAATGAAGTAGATCGCCAACCATTTCAAAAAATCATACTGGGAATCCTTCAGCTTCATAATTGCTCTCCTTTATTCTATCGGTGTTCCGTCCGCGTATTGTGTTTCGTAGATACTGCCTTCAATCGGAAGAATTTGGTTATTTGCGTAGCCAAGGATTGTGCTCCAATTAGATGCAGATTGATAACTGCTGATTAAATCCTGTGGAACATATAACGTACCGCCTGTGCCGTTGCTTGCAAATGGCGTGTTGTTGAAGTGATTTAAATTTCCATTTGTTGCCATTGTGCTCGTTCGGATTACGACTGTGGTTAAATTCGTATCGTTTATGAATGCACTCCCGCCTGTGACTTGTGCGAGAACGCTACAGTCAATCGCTGTCAAATTTGCGTTATTACTTATGCCGTAAGTGTCAATTTTAGTAACTCTCGGAAGCACTATGGTAGGGAACCGACAATTTCGTAAACCACTGTTGTTAATTTGTGTTGCAAGCGGAAGTCTGATGGAAGTCAAACTTGTGCAGTTTTCAAATGCGTTATTATTAACGATTCCAAGTTTTGGCAACGATACATTGTTCAGTTTTGAACTGTTCGTAAAACAGAAAGTTCCCATTGATGTAACATTCGGCAAATTTACAGAGGTCAGATTTCCTAACTGTCGCAGTGCAGAGTTTCCGACATACGTAACAGATGGAAGTGATACGCTCGTCAGATTTGGTTGGTCTGTAAATGCGTTCGGTCTTAATTTAGTAACGGTATCATTTACATATTCACCGCTTAAGGTGCCGTCTAGCAGTGCATCATCATTGCCACTTCCGCCCTGTCCGTATCCATTCGCCAATGTTGCCACCGCTTCTGACAGCGTGGTATCAGACTGCCCTGTAACAGAGTTTGCATACCGTGTCAGTGCGTTTATTCCGTCTGTAAGTGGTTTAGCCATATCACACTCCTAAAGCCGTTAAGGCTGAAGAATAATCGTCATATAAAGCATCCAGTCTTGACTTGTCCTGTGCTGACAGCAGTCCGTCTGCTGATGTGGTAGCAGTAGGAATGACCACCGCTCCTGTATGCCCATTAACGGAAGAAACAGGTGCAGAAGTGAGGAATCCGCTGTCATTCTGCAACTGCGAAGTCTTGGTAGGAATAACAGTTGTGCTTGGTAATGCTCCCACTTCAGAAGCCGTGTACGAAGGCTTTGAAGGCTGTTTCGCCCATGATGGTACAGTTGGGTCAACCTCTGTGGAAATCGCTCCCACATCGCTTGCTGTGAGGTTCACAGAGCCTGTCTTGGAATTGACGGAAGTAACAGGAACGGAAGTAAGGAAGCCACTATCGTTTGTGAGGTCGCTCGTCTTTGTGGGAATGCTTGTATTGCTTGGCAGTGCTCCAACATCCGAAGCATTCAGAACCACTGCTCCGACCTTGCCGTTTACCGACTCAACCGCTCCGCTTCCACCCTGTCCATCGTCACCTTTTTCACCCTTCGGAATGCCCAGTGTGAGCACACCGTTTTCATATGATGCCGTGGCTTCCTCGTCCGGCTGAAGCGTGACTGCCGTTGCCGTCATGCTCTGCCAAGCATTCATAGCATTCTGAACAGCACCGATGGTCTGTGTAATGACATCTTGCTGAACTGGTGTCGGTTCGTAATCTGAAGGCTGTGGTCTTGCCTTGACTGGGATGTTGATTTTGTATTCAGTTTCGCCATCGTCTTCTCCGCTATGCAGATAGATATACGCTACGATCTGTCCTGAAGACTGAAGCAGCTCGTCAGGAATCGCAACACCATTCTCGTTGCCGATGACCGTCATTGTGGTATCGGTATTCGGTACTGCGAAATGCACCTCATAGGCACTGGGCAGTTCTACTCCGGTCGGAAGCAAGATTTGACCATAATCCCACTGGTACAGAGCCGATGTGAAGCAGAGTCTTTGTGAAATGTCAGCTTGTACGATATTCAGTTCCATGATTTAGTCCTCTACTTCATAAAGGCAATCAGCCAACACAGGATAGTTCAGCTTATCCAACCACACCCTGTTAGAAGCCACATCCACACCAGTGACTCTCATTGTTCCCTTGTTGAAGGCAACTCCGCTTCCAATATGAAGCCACTGGTCTTTCGCTCCATCCCTTGCATCAACCTCGTCCACATCAGCCGCCGGAATCCAACCGCCCACGGAAGAATTGAAAATCCAGTCATTAGCGTAATCAATCCTCTCAACATAGAAGCCGTTGGATGTAACCTTGCTTCCGACTGTCAGAATTTGGTCAGCCTTGTGGGAAGGTGTAGGTTTCTTGCCCTCAAAAATCTTCGGTCGGAATACACCGATGATTCCGCTGACTCCCATCTTCTGAATCGTGACATACGGAACAGGCTGATTCTGTCCGAGGAAGTACACTGCTGACTGACCGTTGTCGCTGTCATAGATAGCAATATGGGAATACGGTGTCTCGGCACACTCGCCCCATACACAGATGTCTCCGGCTTGCAGTTCAGCATTCAGACCGATGTCAGTGCAGAAGTCTAAAAGCCCATTACTTGCTCGGTTATTGGCAATGTCCTTCACATAGCCACTCGTTGTACAACTGATTGTGTGACCGCCGATGTATGGGAAGTACACACCGCTGACGAGATCCCAACACTGATAAGGCTGATGACGAGGGAAGCCGTCAACATCAACGTACTTGCCGATATACTTGGCTTTGAATTCGTTGTAAGAAGTCATTCGCTTTCTCCTTTCTCCGTCACAGGATGCTCATAAAATTCTGACCGAAGCAGTTCGCCTGTGCTTGTCAGAAGAACACAGCCTTTGCTCGGTGATGAACTGATAGCGGCATACATCAGAATCTTGTGGAATTCTGACTCTGCGTTGTTGATGTCATCCCATGTTTTGAAATTACTTGGAAATGTTGCAGAGCCGTCTGCGTTGTTCTGAATTTCCATTGTGATATATCTCATATGCTTCTCCTTTATCGGTGTATCCATATGGAATCAAAGGTTATCTTCGTGTTGTTGGCAGGTGTTGTTGTGCCTTGTCTAACGTATATATAACAAGCCGTATCACCGTGTTGTTGTGTTGCGCCTGTCCATCCTAGCAACGAACTTGATGAATACCTCGGCTGAATAATTGGCAGGAAATAATCGGCGCTCGTTATTCCTGTTGGATAGTTAAGTGTTGTATATCCGCTTGATATTGTCAAAGTGATTTCTTCTTTGATAATCACCTGTGATGCCATCCAAGGAACAAATGTATCTGATGCGATTCTTGGGTCACGCAACATTGGCTTAAAAACAACATTGTTGACTGTTTTACCGCCATTAATACGGATATATACATTGCAGTTTGTACTTCCTGCACCGTTAAGCACACCGCCATCGCCGTTATCTCTAGCAAAAATGGTATACGAGCCACCGCTTTGCTCTATTGCCATAAAATAATCAAGGTTATCGGGGTCTGGGTTCGGTGGACATCCTGTGAACAGATATCCGTCATATTTGCCAAACATCGTAGAGGTCATAAATACGCATGTTGCATTATTACCACTCGCCGTACCGTTTGCGGTAACAGTACCATCTGCATTGTTGATTGTGAATGTGACACCGTTCCTTGTCACGGTGCTTCCCGGCATTCGCAAAACATTTTTATTACCGTTATGCTCTAAAACAGCATCAAAACCTTGCATAACATCTTGCCAAACGTATGGATTATCTCGGTTATGGATATGCAAATCTCCCCACACATCAACCTCTGTTTCATCCCATGAGAGTATTGGCAAGCCTTGCATCAACTGTGCGGTATATGTGGCAGTGTTGAACAGGTCATTTACGATGAACTGGATATCATACTGCTTTTGGTAATCGTATTCTTCCAGTAGCGTGATGGCATGAGTGTAGGTCTGTTGCCCTTCATTGAGTGAGAGCGTTGCAGAGTATGTGCTGTCCGTCCATGTTGTCGCATCGTGTTCTTTGTACTTATAGGTGACAGTCAGACTGTTAGAAGCCTGTCCATAGTTGCCACCATACGCAACACCGCTCACTTGTCCTACCGCTGTTGAACCAGTGGAAGATGTTCTCCCTACCGTGCCTGTCGCTGTGACTGGCTGATATGCCATGAGCGTATAGGATTTGGATTTGCTGACACTGTTACCTCGTTTGTCTTTGACTGTGACCGACAGCGAACTAGCATTCACTTTGTCAAACGTGAATGTGATTGTCTGCGATGTGCCGGAAAGAGTATATGTCTGTGACTTGTTTCCGCACGTTACAACAGCCGATGCAAGTTCTGTGTAAGAACCACTTACTGATAACGGAATCGTTGCCTGAAGCGTTGAAATGCCGTAAATAAATGTCTCTGCTCCAACGATGGCACTGGTTCGTGAGTTTATATCTTGAACCGTGATTGTTCCGATGTTGGCATGGTCTTGTGTGGCATTGATTTGAATCGTGACAGAGCAAGTCTGTGCTGAACCGATTTGCGTTGTGCCATTGTACGTTGTACACGTTACTGTTGCCGTTGCTGTCTTTGATGTGGCAGGAATCTGTGCCGCAACGGTGTATGGAATTGGAACATTGACAGAAGTGCCGACCGCTCTAGCCGAAGAAGTCCATGACCATGTACCGCACTGAACTTTAATCGTGTGTGTAAAGGTACTGACTTTGCGGTTCGTATAGACTGTTAAAGTCTGCCCACCTTGCCACAGAGTGCATGGATTCGGTGAACACGTTGGCACGGATGCTCTTGGGATTCTTGGCAAGTCAAAACTTCCTTCAACCCAGTCCGTATCAACTCCGATGCCACCCATGCGAGTGCGACCATAGCAAGTTGATGACAATGTTCCGTCATTGTTGTGGCTTAACCACACTTCACTGGAACGAAGAGTTCCATCGCCGGAGTAAGTACGATAAGATGCAGAGTTCCACCCCGCTCCAGTTACATAATCCTGTGCATCATTGGAAGAAGCCTCATAGCCTGCCGTAGTAGTCAGATACCAGTTGAATTCAACTTTCGTCCTGTTGTTGGGGATATCTGTTGCTGTGATTCTTGCCCAAAGGGAGAATGTTCCTGCCCAAGGACTGAATGAAACAGATTTTTCTGCCAGTTTTGTCCAATCAGTTGATAATGTAGGCATAGTTTATTTCTCCCAAAAGATTCCAAACTGGAATTTCTGATGAATACTGTTCATAAATCCTTGGAATCTTGAATTTATCGCACTCGCATCATCTGCAATTCTGAAATACTGATGGCTTGTGAGGTTGACCGCATCAACCGTGTCCTGTTCTGCTGACAAGGTCACATTGCCCTGTGAGTCCATAACTCTCATTCCAAGTTCCGTGAACAGTGACTGGTAGTCTGAAACGATTGCCCCTGTGGTAGGGTCTTTCCGTGCAATGTGCATGCCCTGTCCATCATAGGTAATGTTGGCTATGGACCCGTCAACGGCGTTCTGTGCATCGATCTCAAGGGCGGTACTGCTCACACTGTTCAAAGCTAGGAACTGGCCGTAGATCTGTCCATCAGCAGAGATGGCCAGGTTGTTTACAGACTGGAATCCATCGTTACTGTGGTAAAGACCACCAAGGATGAACCGCCATCCCTGTGTCATGGATGCATCGGTGATCTGGAATCCTGCCGGTGTCTGTCCCGGACCGGTGATCGGATCTCCGTTCGCATCGATCTCGAAATAGTATCCCTGCTCACTGGAGAAGATGGTATCCATGATTCTCTCGATACTGCTCTGTGTGTAGGACCGGATCTCCCTGAGCTTTCTGTCGATAGGTCTCTCGCTGATGACACTGCGGACCTGTTCATCTGAGTAGCAGTTGATGTCCATGAGGAATCCGCCTGTGATACTTATATCTATGTCCATGACATAGCAAGTCTTCGCCACTCCGTCTGTCCCGGACACGGTGATAACATCACCAATCTGCAGAGCCGGGTCGCCTGCCCATTTCACATGCATCGGTGTGTATGTGGCATCCAGATAGAATGCCATGGCATCGACCTGATCCTGTGATGTCACATACGGATTCTGATACCGGATACCGTAGGCACCGCTTCCGGTTGAATATGTTTCGTTGACCATGTAGTAGCCGATAGTCGTGTCGGATTTGTTCAGCTTCAGCCCGGTAGCGAAGATCCTGCTTGCCGGGATGCTGTAATCAACTGCTTCGTATTTATAGATTTCAAGGTTTCCGGCATTGGTTCTGACGGAATACCCCTGCTGTCCTGCAAGCTCAGCAAGCAGTTCAGCCCATGTGATGTCTTCCTCGATCTGTTCGATTGTTTCCAGTGTGATCAGATCCTTTCCGATGATGGTCATCGCTGATGAGGATTCAATCTCCGAAAGGATTGTCGCCACATTTCGGTTACTGGTATTGCATGTGGTATCAAACCAAGGTGGGACATCGTATGCTGTTACTGCATACTGTTTCTTGCCGTCATCGTATTCGCAACTGTTCACCCAGTACTTACCGAGGTTGATGACATCCTCTGCGCCGTTCACTGTGCAGGTGATAGTGAATGAACCGATCAACTGCTGTGTGGTCTGCATCTTGCACTGTGCCTTACAGAACTCGCCGGGCATCAGTTTCTGTTGAGATGCTCCCCGTTTTGCAATCTTGATGGACACGATCTGACTGGTAGGGAATACCGTGGTATCAGATTTCGTGGCAGTAAAGGTGAAGTGCCGATTGTTGGATACGATTGCGCTCTTATATTCCTGAGAAGTAGTGATCATGATTTACCTCTCAATGAAATTGAACTTTATATTTGTCCACATGCATTCATTCGGATGGGTTGGGTCATAACCGTAATATGCTTCTGCTTCACGGTCGCCGACATACATGGTCGTCTCCCGGACTGATCCGGTCTTCAGGCTGTAGTACCTGCATTCAAAGAACTGGTCAGCGATAAGTGCCACCATCTGTGTGAAGTCTGCCGCTACCATCGGTGGGAATTCCATCACCAGTTTTTCTTTGACGGCCTGCCTGTCTCGAAGCATGTCTCCTTCAAGGTTTCTTCCGGTCGTCTCACCGGCATCAAGGTCATAGACCTGAAACTGCATTTTGCTTGGGTCGATGAGACTGACCCACTGATTATTGCTCTTGACCTGCACGATGCCTGTAGCCTTGCCGTCAAGCCATGGTGTGATATAGGCCATCTCTCTTCCTCCTTCTTTATACGAATAAAGGCTGACAATCCTTTCGGACTATCAGCCTTTGCTTTTCCTTATACGAGAAGTGGGCTTTCCCCGGTCATGATGACCGTCTCGTTATTCCTCGATACCATTATATCAAAGAGTTGTTTACCATCCACGTTGACTACGATGGGCTGATCGGAATTTTGATTTCTGCCCAGCGTCTGAGCAACTGCTTCGGCAACACCTCGGCTTACGGCAGCTACGATCTGATCGTTGTTTGCTACCGCCGGTTTGTTTCCGATTGTACCGACCATTTCCGGGTTACCTGTTTCTCTTGCAAGGAAGATACCAGCATCCGGGAAACCACCTTGCGCGAACCATGACCAGGAAATGTTCCAGCTCGGCATGATTACCCGTCCAAGCAGACCGGCACCTTTGGCTGCGCCTGTAACAGAAATGTTCGGGAGCTGCACAGAAGGTTTACCCAGGTACACATTCATGGACCCTGCCATGTTTCTTGCCGATGACAGTACGGAAGACAATGCGCTGGACATCTTGCCCGCCACAGAGCTCCTCAGACTTTCAGCAGAACTGCCGCCTTTTGATGCCATCGTACCCAAATGTGCCTGTACATTCGAGGACATCTTTGAAGCATCGCTTGAAGCCGCATCACGCATTGCTCCAAACTTTGAACTTGTTGTGGTACCCATGGATGAAAGCTTTGCACCATAACTGGACTTCATGCCTTCGATTGTTGCACCGACATTGCTTGCCATTGTGCCTGCAAGACTTCCGGCAGATGAACCGATTGAAGTCCACTTTGTTGTGGTATCTGTATTGATCGTGTTCAGCTTTGTACCGTAATCATTTACGATACCAGTTACTCTGTTTGCAAGATCACTTGCCATTGTAGCCGCCTTGCCTGAAGCTGTAACAGCAACATTGCCCCATGTAGCCGTATTGCTTGCGGCAAGGGACGCGCCGCCGAGACTCCATGTGCTGTTGATATTTGCCCAGCCTGTCTGTGCTCGGTCCTCAATGGTATTGATGCAATCATTGAAATCCTGGACAGCAGTATCGAGTCCGACAGTTTCCACAGAGATCGTTGCCATTCTCGAATTGTACAGTTCCGGCTGCATGACAGCATCTGTTGCCGGGTCAGAACCATATCTCTGCTTGTAAATCTCAGTGTTGCTCTGTGCTGTCTGAGCATTTGCGGCTTCCTGGACATCCATGCCGGTGTTCTTTCTGAGTGCGAATGCTGTCAGTGCAAGAGCAATCGGAACAGAAATAACCGGATTGCCAATTGCCGCGGAAATCACACTCTTCAGCATTGAACCAAGTCCGACACCGCCTGCGTTCTTGACGCCTTCCTCAACAGCAGTCTCGACACCACTGGAAATTGAACCGGACAGGAATCCCTTGATGGCTTCCTTGATGGTTTCCTTCCCTGCTTCAACAACTAGACCGCCTGCAATCTTCAATGCGAACGAACCGGCAAACAGCAGGCCAAGTGTAGCACCACCGCCACCTTCAAAGAACCCCGAAACAGCACCGGCGAATGCGGATGCAGCACCTTCAAGTGCGGCCCTCAGCATGTCTCCCCACGGCAATGCTCCGAAGAATCTTCCGATAGCACTGCCGATCTGATAGAGAGCACCGGACTGTCTCATGGCATCTACTGCGGAAGTGAATGCATTTCCGAGAGACTGCGCCAGTCCTTCGATATCCATGTCATTGATGGCATTGGCGAACACCTTCATTGCTTCAGTGATTCTGTTCCACATCTCACCGGAATTGATGAATGTGAACAGAGCTTCCACTGCGCCGTTGAATCCTGTTACCAGTGTGTTACCGGCGGCCTGCCAGTCCACAGTGTCAAACCATGTGATGACGGCTTCCGAAATCGTTCTTCCGATAGAAGCACCGTCAGACAGAGTCGTCTTGACGAAACCTTCTGCCATATGGATAACGGCGTTCAGCTTGTTGGCGAAGAGCTCTGCTACCTCATTCCAGTTCATCTCCTCGAACCACGACTTCACGGCAGTACCGAAAGCCACACCGATTGCGAGGAAGTCCGTTGTTGTAAAGAATGCATTTCCTGCCCGGACGATTGCCATCATTCCATGAGCAACTGTCTCACCAAGTCTGTCCCAGTGATAATTTGCGACAAATCCGTTGATGAGATTACCCATGTTGGTAGCCCATTTGATAGCCCACGGTTCAAAGGTATCAACGATCCATTTATCAGCGGCATCTGTCAGAGTATTCAGCTTCTCAGCAAAGTATGCACCGACTCCATACCAGTCGTTGGCGTCAATGAGGTCCTTCAGTCTCTGATCGAAAGGCATATTCTCGAACATGTCGGAAGCGATGCCGAGACCGCCGCCGCCACCACCTCCTCCGCCGCCACCGCCGGAATTATTGTCCTGTGGCTTATCCAGCAGATGCAGTTCATCGAATGATGCGAGGATGAGATCGAGATCATCTTTCAGTTTCTTTGCAGCACCGC